TGGCTGAGGCCCTAAAGGTCCGGATTATTTCCAAGGGACCTGGTTTGACTTATTTTGTTGTCAAGCCAATTCAGAAATTTATACATAGAATTCTTCGAAACCATTCCGTTTTCCAATTAGTAGGAGAGTCGGTGACATCCGAGTATATTGAGAGACAATTTTCTAAGGCGGGCGACTTGCCTGACCTTATGAATTTGTCCGGCGATTTCTCAGGTGCCACTGATAATCTTTTTTCTTGGTGTTCCAATGCTGTTATGCGAGAAATAGCATCTTGTATCGGGTTAACCGATAGAGAGCTATCAGCCTGTTTGGCTGCTCTGACTGGGCATAAGATCCATCATCCTACCGACGAAACTGTTGTTAAAGAACAACGGCGCGGCCAGCTTATGGGTTCTCCTATGTCTTTTGTTATTCTTTGCATTATTAACGCAGCTGTTGCACGTATTTCCCTTGAGAGAGGCGATCCGCATTATGCGGGGAACCATCGTCTCGATCGGCTTCCCATTATTGTTAATGGTGATGATTTAGGCATACGTTGTAGTCTTGGCGTGTTTCAGTATTGGAGGAATGTGGCGAGAACTGTCGGGTTATATCCATCTGTGGGGAAGGTTTATATGGATACTAAATATTTTAATATAAATAGTACATCATATGAGTTTCTTAATGGTCGTTTCGAACTTATTCCCTACGTCAATATGGGCCTCGTGAGAGGTCTAGGACGTAGTGGTTCGGACGACCAGAAAAGTAAGATGGTTTACCTTCGTAATATAGAATTGGGTCGCATTCAATCGGTTGGTCTTTGTCATAATGACCTTCTAAATTCTTGCCCCCCTCTTCTTCGCGAACAAGTCCATGTTTTATATCTTCGATATAATAAAGACTTGCTAGATAGTTTCGCACTCCCCTGGTATGTTCCAGAACGTTTCGGTGGTTTAGGTTTACAACCCATATCTACACCGGTTCGGGAATTTTTTACTGATATTAAAGGTCAGAAAATTATATACCATTCGGAGGCTTTCGCAGAATCGTCGGCCGGGAAGCGTTATGGTCCTAGTGACCTTGATTTGACTATTGTGACTCTTCTCTCTAACCGTAAGGTTTTAGAAAAGAATCCGTCATTTCATATAACGAATATCGGGACGAACCAGCCTGTGGTAGCTAGGACGCTTTGGTATCCTTTGGTGGATTTTGGCGTTCCGAAAATTAATGTGATTGGTACACCCAATCATCTCTTGGCAGCGGTTTGTTCTTCACAAACCGAGGTCTTTCCCCTCGTCGATTTGATGATACTTTACTACTTTCCTTACCTTACCGTTCAAGGTCAGGTACTTCGTACGCAAGCTTTAATGCGAAACGAGAGAGTATGGAGAGGGAGGATTCTAACTCTGGCTCGACAGATGCAAAATACAAAAACTTTTTCTGTATTTTCGTCGATCGCGCGAGTTCATCCTCTACCACTCGTCTATGTATTTTAGACAGTATCCAGATG